CACCGTCCTGTCTTATTAACTTTTCCGACATGAATGCCTAGAATGCGTCTGGTTGTTGTTTTACCGCATCCTAGCACTAGAGCACCACAATCACCGTCAACAGTAGGAGCAACATAGCTATAGCTATTTATGTTGGTAAAAGCTATTGCCCCTGGTCTGTCATTGGCGTTATAGTCACCATAATATTCTGATTGATAATACACTTTTGGTGTATGAATAGTATGGTGAAAAATTTTATCGCCAATCATACGAGTTGTCAAAACAGCTCCAGCTTGCGCATTGTGGTGTCCATAGTCTTCGCGTGTCATAAAACGTTTAACTCGTAGTGGTGCAGCTGGTATTCGTGGCCCTAAATCATAAACGCAAGCATCTCTGTGTCTTCTAGCTCTAACTTTCTTCTTATCTTCAGTTATTTCTTCAAAGTCAATTTCATCTAACTCATAGAGATGCCTTCTTTCAAATTTCAAATCAAATATTGGGCCACCAGGGAAAATGACCTGAAAAGGTGTTCCTTCAGGTACAAGGTCCCTATCACCACAGAAAAAATGGTAGGGTACAAGTGCAAAAGTGCCAGAAAATCGAAAAGCTGTTAATTGTCGATCTGCAAAATCCGGCATATACAATCGTACTACTTGTGGCAAAAAATCTTCAATCTCATTTGCAGTATGAGAGTCATAATCGGTATTTCCAACTTCTTCAAGAAATCGTTCAAATTGTTGTCGTCTTGCTCTTTCATGAACGACCCGATTATTATACTTGACACGTCTGTTGGGCCCTTTTCCTTGTTCGTAACCTCTTCCAGTTGCTGCTTCAGAGTGTCCTTGGTGGCAATCACACTCACAAGGTTTATTAGGATCATACTTTACAGTAGGTGAATCACATTTGCAGTGCAAACATGGTAACACATACTCTCTAGTCTGACCATAATATTCCTTAACATCTTCATATTTTCCTTTAAGGATAGAAGCAGTTCCTTTAATAGCCCAACTAACAAGAGATGATATAGCAAAAGCAACTCCTACGCCGGCACAAAATGTTATAACAGTGGATATCCAAGGGTGTTTAATCATCCACTCGCCGGTAATTTGATCAAGCTCGTTAAGAACACTTTGTATAATTCCATCATCTTCATCTCCGAATATTCTTTGCTTTTGCTTTAACTGCTGTTCTAGAGAAAATCTTTCTGAGACAATCTCAGCTGCATCTGCCACGACTCTCAATTCACCGCTATCATCAATAACAGGGTTACTCCTTTCTCGCAATGGTCCAGTTGGATTCTCAAGAATAACACCTTTTTTCTCTGCTAAAACTTGCATACGATGCTTATAAACTTCAAATTCTGGATCTTTCCCTTCTTCAATAGCATCATACCAAATTTCTTCAGCTTTTGTATAAGCTTCATCACGCTTCAAATTCCATATTTCATTCCGAGCATAATTCTCACCTGGTTGGAAAACCTTCTGAAAAACTCCGGGTATATCATGATCATGGCCTTGATTACGCCAGCCTCTAGAAATTTTCTTCACAATATCCGTAAATCCTTCGGAATGACCTTCTTCATGAAATGTAACACTCTTCTTCCCTATCAATGGACCTACTAGTTTTCTGATTTCTTTATTTTTCTCTTCTTCAACTTCTTGCATCGCAAAGAAATCACCTCGAACTTTCTC